CCAACGTAATTGTCAATATCAGAAAGAATACCCAAACGTTCTTTCATAATTTCAACGTTCTTTAATTCTGTAAAATGTGCATCTGATTGATAATCATAACTAATTTCTTCTTGCATCTGTTCCCACTCTTTACGAGTACAAACGCCTTTAAGAAGCAATTGTGTTTCCAACAATTTATCAAATAGATGAGAGAATCTTAAACGTAATCTAGCAATAAACTTACCAAACTTTAATTCATCTCTAGTGATCTCAGAAGCACGTCCTAAAGAGAATCCATTGTCAGACTCTAAACGTGAAACTGGAACATTCAATGACTTAAACATTTTCTTTTGAAAATATAATACGTCTTCAATCTCGCCTAAGTTTTGTCCACCTTGTAGTGTGGTAATCTCAGTACCTTTACCACCTTCTCTACGTGGCAACCAAAAATCTTCAAGCATTGTTTGATAACGTCTGTCATCACGAATCTCGCCAGTAGTTGCATCATACACTAATTTGTTCTTGTACTTCTGCATGATTTCACGCAAGTACTGTTCCGCTTTCATCTTAGGCAAGTTACCAACGTCAATGTAGAAGATTCTACGTTCTGGTGCTCTTGCAATACGATAGATAACTGTTGCATCTTCAAGCATACGCAATTGATTAAGCGGTTTGATTGCTTTGTGCATGTGCGAGATAATTACTTTACCATCTTTATCTGTTATTCCAGAATGCGTATATGAAATTGAATCTGCGGCAATTTTTATACCTTGATTACCATCATTAGCAAATCCTTTATCCGAGTAAATAAAATACTCATTGTATTGAGTTGTAGTATTTACATTTCCTGTTGCAGGATTCTTTTGTGCTTTCTTAGCTTCACGAACTTTACGAATTTTACGTGGATCAATGTAGCGAACTTCTTTTAATCCTTGTCTAGGATTCTTTTCATCAATCATCATGTGATAGTAAAGTCTACCATCAATGTACCATCTACGAAAGATATCATATCCTTGATTGTTGAAGTCTAATAGTTTCATTACATAGTAGAATTCTTCACGAATTTTATTTTTGATAGATTCTGGTTGTTCTAGTTTGTCTAAAATAATTTGAACTGGATAATCATCTTTGTCAAATACTAATGATTCATTGACAATATCTTCAATAGCCGCATCACATTCTGGCTGAAGAGCCATTTCACGATATTTTTTAATTAAGTCGGAATCTGATCTTATTTGCCCTTCAAGATCCATGTAGGTGCCATAGATTCCACCGCCAGAAATCGGAACGGAACCATCTTCGTCAGCAGGTGGGGCAAAAGATTTTAATTGTTCAGATTCGGTTTCTTCTTTACCGATCTGATATCCAAAAAGTTTGAAGGCCATATATGATTCTCTCTAAAAAAAATGGGGGCGTAATAGCCCCCATTGTTGTGACACTATTACGCAAATATTTATATCTGCGTAAATTACATTATTTAATGCAGTTTATCATTTACCTTTTCCACCAGGACCATTACCTAATGGTGCCGCTGTTGTAGCTTTTGCACCAGCCGCTGAAGAAGCATTTGAAGTGCCGGCACCTGGATCAGAAGCATCTGTACCAGCTTCTGAAGTTCCACCAACATCCAAATAGTGATATTGGAATGTAACAGTAAACTCTTGAATCGCATCTGTAGTGTCATAAGACAAGTCGATAGTTGAAACATCAGTTGGAAATGCATCATACAATTCATATACTCTAGCAACAGTACCGTCTGGTCTTAGTTGCTGAACTGTAATTTTACAACGATAAGAATCTGTTCCTATTCTTAATTCGTTTTCACCGTTAACATCGATGATGTAGTTTAACCAATTGTCAAAAGATTTTCGAACTGCTTGTGCGTCATCATTAACAATTGTTGCTGTCCAATCTGCATATGTTCTATCACCAGGAACTTTGATGCGTCTTCCTCTGAATGGAACTTCAATTACACCCAATGTAAATGCTGGAATAGCGCCAGACTTACATAGAATAGAAAGATTGCTTAAGTCAACGCCTGTGATATCAGTTTCCGGTTCGATTAGAATTCGGAATAAATTTGCTTTTGAACCACCATTTAGTTTTTGTCTAAATGTATTAATATTGAAAAATTCGTTTGCCATTTTTTATTCCTTATTCGAATGTAAAGTAGTCATAAGACCAAGTTACAGTAAACTCTTCAAGCGTATCTGTAGAGTCATACGATAAGTCAATAGTACTGATATCACTAGGCCAGCAATTAACTATCGTGTATGAATAAACTACATTACCTGCTTGATTAAGCTGTTCAACTAAAATAGTAGAGAAGTCTGTTGCATCTCCTCCGCTAAATGTTTTAGATATTTCTGAGTTGTAGTCTGTAGTACCAAAACCTCTTTGTAAATCTTCTAACGCTTCTCTGATTTTATGATTAGAGTCATTGATAACTGTTGTTGTCCAATCAGCAAATGTTCTATCGCCGGCCGCTTTGAATCGTCTGCCTGCCGCAAATGGAACTTCGATAACACCTACTGTTGAACCAGGCAACTGAGCCGCCTTGCACAAGTAGGTGAAATCTGTATTTAAGTCTGTGGATAGTCCAGATAAAGTAACTCTAAACAAATTTGAACGGGCGCCCGTATTAAGAACGTCCTTCAAATTTTGAATTGTTGTAATTGCCATATAATTCTCCTTATATATTCTCTATTATTTATGCGGCAATTGTATTAAATGTAGCAGTACCTCTTACAGACACAAAATTAAGTTGGATGAAGTTAACTGAACGAATTGGTTGTACATAAATGTCGCAAACAAATTCATTGGCATTTACTACGTCTTCTGGATTGTTTGTTTCATCGCAAACAACTTTAAATGCTGTAATACCTCTTCTAGACTGAACACTTCTTAAATAAGGAACAACTAAACTTACGAAACCGCTTCTTGTTGTTGCATCATTTTGATCGAACAATACATTGTCTGCGGCTTGTCCGATTGTTTTTTGTAATTCAATAAACAATCTACGAACGTTAACACGATTCATTGAAGTATTTTTCAATGTAAATGTCTTGTCACCAAACAATACTGTACCACGACCAACTTGTGTGATAACTGGATTAATTGACGCTTTGTACAATGTGTCTCTTTCAGCTTGTTGTGGGTTGTATGCTAAACGAACTAAGTTTTGAATACGACCATTTTGGAAACCTGCTGGAGATAACCATGGTTCACGATTCAAATCGTTACGTGCCATGCAACCTGCTGTATCAGGATTCAATGGAACATAAACATATGTGTCATTGTATTTGTCGTATTGATATTTCCAACCGCTGTCTGCAATTGCGTATGTAGAACGTGTAACTGTATCTGCCCATGTGCTGATAGCAGATGCTTCAGAACCAGCATTGTTAACAACGTTTGCTCTTAGTGGAGAAATTGTTACAATAACGTCTTTTCTAACTTCAGCAACATCAGAAATAATTCTGTTTGCTACTGTAGCACTTGCTTGTCCAGCTACAATAATAGATGCAGGGATTTCTTGCTTATTTGCAAGTAAAACATAAGATGATGCTCTATCGCCATCTGTAATTGCATTACCATCAGAACCACCAGCTAATGAGTACGCTTTAGGCGTATTGACTGCGGTGAATGTTGTATTGGATACTGTGTTACCCCAATTAGTACCAGCGGCATCGTGAGCAGTCCACCAAATATAATCTGAACGGTCATTGATTGCGCTTCTGTAGTAATTGCTTCCACCATTATCTGATTTAGCATCAGAACCTTTAGAGAGATAAGCATATTTTTCTAAAACTGTTCCTGCTGTTCCTGTGATAGCACCAGTTCTGTCGGCAATAACTACGTGCAATTCATCATTTGCACCACTAACTGATGAAGCGGATCCGGATGTTCCTGGTGCAGAATTAAACTCACCAAAGTATTCCCAACGGCGTGTTCCTGTTACTGCTGAAGCACCAGTTAAGTGTGCAGATTCAATTGTCAATGATAGTGCGTTAGCAATTGCTGTAACTTTAGTTGCACGACCACCCAATACAATAATGTCGCCAACTTGCATTTCTGTGTTTGCGGCAGTACCAGAACCAGTAACTGTTGTAGAACCTGCTGTTACTGTATATGTGCCTGTCAATGTGTTAGAGTACGCATTTGAACTTGGGCACAAAGAAACTTTAAGTGCATTTCCTAATGCACCAGAATAGCGAGCCGCCCATGGACCAACGTTAAAAGATGATGTGTTAAGGTATCCGTCATCATTTTTAATTGATGTACCAGTACCTGCTGTACCTGAACCAGTTGTTGTTTCTGCTGTAGAATTTAAAGCTGTGTTTGCGCTACGAACAACGAACAATGAACCAGAGTAACCTAAAAAGTTAGCGGCTGATAAAAAGTCAACGATGTTAGTTGCATTTGGTTTACCAAATTTACCAACTAAATCAGTTTCGTTTGCAACTTGTACTGCTTTGTCGATAGGACCCCAACGGAATTGACCAGCAAATGCGCCAGATGTTGTAGATACCGACTGTGAGGAAGATACCAAATCTGTTTCGGTAATCTTGATTCCTGGTGAAATTAGACTTATAGCCATTGAATTCTCCTTGTTATAATGATGTTTTTGTTGTTAGGTTTGTTTAATTTATTTATAAAAAATCAGATTTGTGATAATTTTCTATCTGCCAAACCTGTCCACTCACATCAACCAATTGATTTTCTTCTTCACCTGTATTTATAAAACCGAATGGAGTGACTTCCTCTTCAATCATTTTAATACGTGCATCATATAATTCTTTTCTAATATTAATATTTGTCAAGTCTTTAAAATATGAGTTTGTTGTTAACCATGAAAATAGCACTAAAGGCATAACCAAGTCATCGTGATATCCTTCATCAGCAGAGTAACTGTTTCTCTTTTCGATGAACGTTGAAATTTCTGCTATAGTATCAGCATCTGTAATAATAAGTTTTTTCTCTTCAACCAAAGACTTGAAGTTAGAACAGCCAATGCGCTTAACTTTCTTGTCGGTAATAACTCCGAGTTGAGTTTTTCCTCCACCAAAGCCCCCATTGACAATTTGTCCTTGTGGTGTTCTGCTAACAGAGATGATATTTTCATATTCATACTCACCATAAAGAATCTCTGCAACTTGTTCTGAAGAGTTAATTTCGATTAGAATGTATGCTTCATTGTATTCTTTGCCGACTCTATACAATACTGATGGATACA